AGGCTTACTCTAGATACTGAGAACCTTGACGAGAGAGAAGCTCTAGAAAATGGCTGGCTCATAAACGACGGAAGATGGTACCTGAGTAGATCTACCAGAATTGACATGTCGCTCATGCGCTCCAAGCTCCCCAGAATCGACGGCGTCGAGTTCGCGGTCGAGCAGTTCGACAAGGTCGTGTTCGATGAGATATACGGGCAGTACCTCTCGAAGAAGAACTTTAGTAAGAGGTACGACTACACAAAAGACTTCAGCAGGTCCACGTGGCTGGTCGCCAAGGACTGCGGAGTGCCAGTGGCATTCACGAAGATGGTAAGGTACGACGGCGGAATGGAGAGCGCGTTCACGGCCTGGAACTATCACAAGCCGAAGATGTCGCTCGGCAACAACATCATATACCACGAGGTCGAGCAGGCCAGGGCTGCCGGACTGCAGCACCTCTATATCGGGTCCGGCTACGGGGAGTCGAATAAATATAAGAGCCTGATAGACGGCTTCGAGTGGTGGACTGGATCGGAGTGGTCGACAGACAGAAAGCTCTACCTAGAACTGTGCGAGAGAGATTCAAACGTGAATTCACTACATGATCTAGCGATGATAATGAATGCCTAAGGTGAGACATACGACGATGCCGAGAGTGCACTCGGCCCGCGTCAAGAGGATGTTAAACGACCGGCGATTTAAGAATCGCATCTCCAAGATCGATACCATTCGCGTTGACAGGAGCTACGATATTCCCTACGTAGCTGGTTACTCAGAGGACGGTCGCACTGTGTTTATAGACCGTCACCTGAAGCCGATGATGGGAAAGGTCGACGTCACTCGCTTCATCGTCGCTCATGAGGTAACCGAGAAGGCCATACTTGACCTGTTTAATCTGGACTACCAGCAGGCTCACCACATAGCTCTGTATATCGAGCACGAGTACGTCACGAAGCACGGAGTCGACTGGCGTAAGTACTCTAAGTTTCTCGATCCGCAGATGAAGAGCATCGGCGACGAGAAAGTACAGAAGATACCGAAGACCCTCGACATCGAGCCGTATCAAGACGAGAAAGACTTTCAACTAATCAAGAGGATGAAGCTGCATGCACGTTGAGATATATACTAGAGACAACTGTGTCTACTGCGCTATGGCTAAAGGTCTCCTGCAGACCAAGAATATAGGATACGTCGAACAGAAGCTCGACGTAGACTTTACCAGAGACGGGCTCGTCGAGAAGTATGCGTCGGCTAAGACCTATCCAGTTATCGTAGTAGACGGGTTCTATATCGGCGGATATACGCAGTTAAAGACGCTGCTTGAACAGCGAGAGAACGATCAGAGAAAACTATTGACGGAGGTATAACATGGCAATGTACACACGCGATACACTACTGAACGACCTAAGGAATAACATCCTTGAGGTACACTTTACCAAGGTAAACGGGCAGGCGCGAGTCATGCGCTGTACCCTAGCAACTCGTTATCTTCCCGAGTCGTATGTCCAGAGTCTGGAAGAGCAGGAGACGGAGAAGAAGTTTCACGAGGAGAACAAGGAGACGATCGCCGTGTGGGACGTCCTGCAGAAAGGCTGGCGCTCTTTCAGGATCGACTCCGTGACGTACGCCCAGGCGCTCGACGTAGATTTCCGCTAAATACATCTTTCAACTACACATAAGGAACAACATGAGATGAGCGACTACTGGGGCTACCACCTGATGCTCGACTGCGCCGAGTGCGATCCTGCACAGATCACGAGCTACGATCGAATCTACGCGTTTACTAAAGAACTAGTTAAAGAGATCGACATGGTCGCATACGGCGAACCACAGATCGTGAACTTCGGCTCGGGTAACAAGGCCGGCTACACGCTGGTCCAGCTGATCGAGACCAGTAACATCTGCGCTCACTTCGTGAATGAGACCAACACGATGTACCTCGACGTCTTCTCGTGCAAGTCGTTCAACGGCGACGTCGTGAAGATGCTAGTCGGTAAGTACTTCGGTGCCAAGCGTGTTCGTCAAAACTTCATGACAAGACAGGCATAGCTCACATGAATAATTATGATCTGCTTGAGAAGAATGAGATATCGTCAAAAGCGAATGGTGGAACAGAGCTCATGCTCCGCTCCATCTATAACGGCACAATAGCTCGAGACCTACTCGAGAACTTTCAGATCATACCATCTCGAGTACGAGACCTGAAAGAAGACAAGATCAGAGTAATGAACGTACACGATCTTCCTGAAGATCCAGAGTCTTCTAAGTTCAAGGATCCTCAGTTTAGACTTAACTTTCACAAGTTCGTTTTCGTTTCAAACTGGCAGTACTCTCGGTATCAGTACGTGCTCGGAATGGATTACTCGGACAGGGATATCGTGATAGAGAATGGGATCGTTCCCATAGTTCCTGATTGGAAGAGCAAGTTAGAAGACGAGAAGATCCACCTCGTGTACTGCTCGACTCCGCATAGAGGTCTTGAGATTCTAGTCCCTGTGTTTCAGCGCCTGGCCGAGAAGCATCCAAACATACACCTACACGTATACTCTAGCTTTAAGATATATGGGTGGGACGACGCCGATAAGAACTTCGAGCCCCTGTACAACATAGTACGAGATCACCCGCAGATGACCTATCACGGCTTCGTCGATAACGAGACGGTGAAGGGTGAGCTGGCAAAATACCACATTCTCGCCTATCCATCGATATATCTCGAGACTGGTTGTCGAGTTCTAATGGAGTCTATGTCGGCCGGACTGTCGTGCGTTCACCCGAACTACGGCGCGCTCTTCGACACTTCCGGATCGCTCACTCACATGTACCATGGCGCGGCTGATAAGACCACACACGCCAATATATTTGCTACAAATTTAGATTACGTGATTGAGCAGTATAAGACAAATAGGCAGCAGATGCTGAATAGAGCCGAGGCTGTGTCTCACTACGCCAACCAGAGATTTGACCTATCCCTTATTCTCAAGAAGTGGGAGAATACCCTTCTTGAGCTCAATTCTAGGTATCCAGCCGAGTCTAGATCACCGGAGAGGTACCAGAAAAAGTTCGTATACAAGGTGATTTAGCTGTTTACAATTTGTCAAAACATAAATATAATAGAACCAGTAACCACTGAGTTTCTATGACGGCGCAGATCATATCGTTTCCAGTCAAGAATCCTAGGAATCCGCGAGTTCCACCGAGCGATGTTGGAGCTCAAGTCGCGGTAGATACGATGAAGTCTCAGCACATACATGAGACACTCCTAGCAATATCACCCATGCTGTTTGAGCGCCTGCACGCCGCGGGATTTGACTTCGCGGACTTTAAGTCTGAAGAAGAGCTCAAGTACGGGTCGTTCCTCATCGAGGCGATGCACTCACTTCTGAGCAAGTACTATGGTCTGTACCACCCGTTCCAGACGGTAGCGGAGCAGATCTTCGTGCGCGATAAAGAGGATGGAGACTTCTCGGTGACAGATGAGTTACACCTTAAGTTTGTAGACGCAGAGCAACCAAAAACCTAGACTGGACATCTATATCATGCTTATTCTAGACTTGAATCAGGTCATGATCTCGAACCTCATGGTTCAGATCGGCAACCACACGAACGCCGCTCTCGACGAGAACATGGTACGGCACATGATCCTCAACACTATCCGCTCGCTCAACGTCAAGTTTCGCGACGAGTACGGCGAGCTGGTCATCGCTGCCGACGGCCCAAACTGCTGGCGAAAGTCGGTGTTCCCGTACTACAAGGCGAACCGCAAGAAGAGCCAAGAGAAGTCTGAGCTGAACTGGTCGAGCATCTTCGAGTGCATGAACAAGATACGAGCCGAGCTAAAGGAGTTCTTCCCGTACCGCGTCATACATCTCGAGGGATGCGAGGCAGACGACGTCATCGCGACTCTCGTGTATGAGTTCTCCACCACCGACGACATCATGATCCTGTCCGGTGATAAAGACTTCAATCAGCTCCACCGTAACGGTGTGAAGCAGTACGATCCAACTCGAAAGAAAGTGATCACGTGTTCTGATCCTGACACGTACCTCGAAGAGCACGTGCTTCGCGGCGACAAGAGCGACGGCGTACCCAACGTCCTGTCTGACTCTGATACGTTCGTCCTCGGCAAGCGCCAGAAGACACTCACTCAGAAGAAGATCGATTCGCTGGTCGATCTATCAATTGTTGGAAAGTTCGATCATCCGCTCTTCAAAAACTACGTGCGCAACTCTGCCATGATCGACTTGCGCAATACGCCAGACGAGCTCAAGGCCGAGATCCTCGAGTCGTACTATGCTCAGGCCGAGAAGAACGGATCTAAGCTCATGAATTATTTTATCGCCAACAGGCTCAAGAACCTGATGGAGCACATGGGAGACTTTACATGAAGGTAGGAGTAGCGGAGACACTCGAGAAGATCTCCAAGATATCAAGGCGGGCCGACAGGCTGGCCGCTCTGCAGAAGGAAAGAGGCAACACGACTCTCATGACTGTGTTGCAGGGAGCATTTGATTCACGCATCGAGTGGCTTCTTCCAGAAGGAGTTCCTCCATTTAAGAAGAACGATCTTCCAGATCTGGAGAGTGTGCTATATGCCGAGGTGAGGAAGCTCTACCTGTTCGTGAAGGGAGGTAACGACAACCTAAAGCCTCTCCGTCGAGAGACACTATTCATCCAGCTGCTCGAGTCGCTCGCGCCGGCCGACGCAGACCTTCTCTGCGCGATCAAAGACAAGAAGATGCCGTACAAGGGCATCGACGCTAAGATAGTAAGGGAGGCCTTTCCAGGACTGCTGCCAGATGAGCAAAAGTAGAAGTAAGTACTACGACGACTACGACGAGTTCGACTATCGCCCGTATGGCCGTAAGTCGGAGTATCTAGATCGTAAGCGCGCGAAGCGCATGGAGCGAGCTATGCGTACTAAAGACATCGACGGCATGCTCGAGCAGAACGACGACTACGACGACGAGGATCGGCATACTCTAGATAAATATAAAGACGAGTAATACTGATGCCAAATTATACTTTTAGAATCAAGAAGACTGGAGAGGAGATCATCGAGACCATGTCGATATCTTCACTCGATAAGTTTCTCAAGAACAACCCACATCTAGAGCAGGTTATCGGAGCTCCGGCAATTGGAGATTCGATCAGGCTTGGTCTGAGAAAACCCGATGCGGCCTTCAGGGACAAGCTGAAAGAGATCAAGAAAAAACATTCGAAAGGTATTACGAAGTCTACCGTCAACACCTTTTAGTAGAGTAAGATGCAGCAGCAGAAGAGACTAACAAGAAAAGAGAAGAGAAAACTTCGACAGGCTGGATTAGACGAGAGTGTAGGATACGACTATCTATTCAAGCATACATTTCAGATAAGAAGCATACTGCCTCTCACTCAGAACCAAAAGCAGGTGTTTGAGCACTTCATCGAAGATAAGAATATTCTCCTTCACGGAGTGGCAGGTACAGGGAAGAGCTTTCTCTCGCTCTACCTATCGCTTAAGCAGGTAATGGATGGAAAGTCTCCATATGAGAAAGTCGTAATAGTTCGATCCGTAGTACCTACGAGAGATATGGGATTCCTTCCCGGAAACAACAAGGATAAGTCGAGGGTATATGAGGCACCTTACACTGCGATCTGTACAGAGCTCTTTGGGCGTGGAGATGCCTATCAAACTCTCTCGACTAAGGGCTACTTGGAGTTCATATCTACTTCTTTCGTACGCGGCACTACTTTTAATGATTGCATCATTATCGCCGATGAGATCCAAAATATGGACCTGGGTGAGCTCGATTCTGTAATCACTCGCATCGGCAAGAACTGCAAGGTCCTGATGTGCGGCGACTTTCGACAGTCAGACTTCAGGAGAGAGAACGAGCGCTCCGGCATCATTAAGTTCATGTCGATTATCAAGGAGATGAACTCCTTTAAGTTCGTAGATTTTGATCAGAACGATATCGTTCGCTCTGCTCTCGTGAAAGACTACATCATCACCAAGGACAGACTGGGTATCAGTGTTTAAGCATGAATTCTTTGAGCGCTTCGAGCTACCGTCCGAGACGATAAACGACTGTAGATACTACACGACTCCCACTGGTGAGAAGTATCCGTCCGTCACCACCGTCATTGGCAAGTACTCTGATAAGAGTGGTCTATACGAGTGGCGAAGACGC